CGGCAATCACAGGTATGTTATATATAGTTCCGATATTTTTTTCTACTGCATCTTTGCTTATAAAAGATTTATTCTGATTAGCACCCGTATACATTACTTGGCATTCTGCTTTAGAAAAATCTTTGTTTACCTTTTCTAAATTTTTAATATCTATATAAGATTCAAAATTTAAGATTTTACTCATTTATTCACCACCTTTAAAGAATCTTTTGTTAGTAAAAAAACATTTATTTTTGTCTAATTTATCATAATTTTTCACATTTTTTGGTGGCATGAGCACAAAAACTTTTTTATTATTTTCTATAAGATAACTATAAGAAAATATATATCCCTTAGATAGTAATTTTTTATAATAATCTTCGTCTATTGTGCACACATAATTTTCCATATTCACACCTCTATTTATATTTTTCATTTTCTTCCGTCTTATCAGATTTTTCGTCTTTTACTGGTGCACCCTCTTCTATATCACCAGGTGATTGTTGAAAAGCTGATAGTTTAGGTCTAAACATATCTCTAAAATCAAGGGCATCTTCCATTTCTGCTATCATCATAGCATCGTATGGCTCATATGCACCTGCTGAAATCCATCCAGAATATAAATCACCCATACCAAGAGCTTCTTTTCTCATTTTATATATCTCGTCTTTATTATACCATGTAACCATTCTATCCACACTAAAAGACATTTTTGTATCCTTTAACTTGTAATTCATAATATTATCAAAGAATGACATGAGATTTTTTATTTTCGTGGCATCAGATTGAACAGAATATTTTAATCCGTTAGTTGTTTCCGAATTCCACATTGTATCACTTATACCGCTACTAAAAGAAGCATTATTCCTAGAATTTTCAGACACATTAATAGCATTTTTACCATCTTTATCTGTTGATATTCCCTCAACTTCAAATGGGTTTGTTATTACAGATACCGCATCTGACGTATTTGAATTAGCAGCGTCATGATATTTTTGCACTTGAGTATGATTCATTAAAGGTTTAACACTTGTTTTATCTAAAGGCACCTTAAAATGAATTAATTTAATATTATCTGATTTTGAAAAATTGCCAAAATATTCTTTATCTATATCGTAACTGTTTAAATCAACAAACATATTAGCAAAAAACGGATAATCATGATTCTTAAAATCAAGCCTAGACGATATCGAAAATCCTCTTTTACTTACTAAATATAAGTTTTTAGGTACTTCAACTCCCAAATCTATTGACCGTTTTGTTCCGCTTTTATTTTCTAGCTCTTTATAATTTTTATACGCTAGCCTTATTTCGCTTGGCAACTCATCTACAGAACTTTTATCAATAATTTGTTTAAAATCAATAAAATATCGCCATAAATTGTCTTCGTCTATTAAAGCACGTCTACAAAATTTACTAGGTATTTCTTTGAAAATTGTATTCTCATTGTCGCTCAAATCATACCAATAAGTTTCACCATTCATTAGCGTTCTATAAAGCATATGAGAAAAATTACTTTGAACTTGAGTTTTCTTTGCTATTTTTGCAGCGGACAAATACCTTTTCTTTAATGTGTCTTTACTTACCGCATAATCATGAGAAGGCGTTATTATATAATCATAGGTGAGTATAGTTGCGTAATAATAAAGAATGTTTGTATAAAGTGCATTTGTTCCTTCTAAATATCGTGAAATCTTTTGTAACGTTTTATAACTAGAATCTGGATTTTGTAATACTTTTTTAATACCTTCGTTACTATATTTACTATTACTGTAACTAAGATAACCTTGCATTATCATAGGATTTAATGGTGATAAAGAATATCTTGCTGAATATGGTATTGAAGATTGTACATAATGTTCCATTTCATCAAAAACTTTATCAAATGTTATTTGTTCTTTCACTTATCAAACTCACCTCTCTTTTTTAAAAAAACATAAAATCATCCCAATTTTGCTCTTCTTCTGGCACCGAAAGTTCTTTTTCTTTCTTAGATAAAAAGAAAACACCATATGATAAAGAACTGTATCTGTCTTTACGACCACTTCTAGGTTCTACAAGTCTTTCAACACCAGTTGATGTTCTTTGAAGTTCTAATGAGATGGTTTCGTTTATAAAATTATCTATCTGTATATATGGTCTTTGTAATTCAGCCTGTTTTTCCATTGAAAGTTTAAAATATTTTTTAACATTACTTATATAATTTATACAGTCATTACTGTTTATTAAGAAATCTATTTTACCCCTCTTCATATTATCTCTAAGATTTCTTGCTATCTGCATATTTAAATCTGCCGTAGCTTGTATTCCATATATTCTTTCCTCAGATTCTGGAATTGAAGTCTTATTAAGCTCTTCATTATTGATAAATTTAAAAGATTCGTATATTTTTCCTCTTTCCTTATCAATTATAGGTTCCATTAACCTATCTGCTATTGATTTATCACTAGTAACGTCAAGAACGATATAATCACAATCAAAATCATCATACAATTGTCTTATTCTTGTTGCCTGTATTTTACTATGTCCACCAACCAAGGTTTCCATATACTCAACACTAATTTTAAAATTACCATTTTCGTTTTTTCTTAATGATAAAAGCGTGTAAGCACTAGCATCATTTTTAGTTCCAGACATTCTAGCAACATCGGCTGACACTATTCTTATTTCGCCTTCCTTTTTTTCTCTTGGTGCAAATCTACTACTCCCATATACATCATAAATTTCTTTTGGGTACATAGCTTCGACTACTCTTCTATTTTCTTCTAAATCGCTAAGTTGGAAAAATGAGTTTGCATTTTCCCCATAAAAAAGACATTCCATCTCCATACTAAATACTAAAGGTGAGAATGTATCTTCCATCATTTCTTCTTTTATATCCTCTTCAACTAATAATCCATGCTCTATTGACTTTTGATATGGAAATGCAATCACACTATAGGGCTTATTATTTATCATTTTTTTGTAAAAAGTTTCAAAAGTTTTAAAAGCCCAATTATGTTTATAATAGGCAGACGTTAAGAATATCTGTCTGTTTTTTTCTAAATTTCTATATTTTTTGTTATTATATTTATCTTTATTTAAATATCTTGGCTGTCTAGTTGCTCCCAAAAATCTTCTAAGAGTATTTTGATATACCAAAATATCTATCATTCTAAATTCATCCAATATTAAAATATTAGCACGACCAGAACGAGCATTTTCGGTAGCTGCAACAACTTTTATCCAAGAACCATTTAAAAAATTAATATTTGGGTCATCTGTATTCATACTAGATGTTATATTACCATCCATCTCCTCTTTTAAAAGAGGCGACATTTGCATGAGCTCAGGTATCTTTTCTGTTATAATTTTCATAGCCTGTCCCTTTTTACCAGCAGCTATTACAACTTTTGTTCCTGGGTATAAAATACACATTACAACAACAAATAATGCAGTCATAAATGTTTTACCTTGTGCTCTTGCTGCTAAATACATAGATAGTTTGCTATGAACCATTTGATGTAATATATACTCTTGAAATGGTTTGAGACTATCTATAAGCAAATAGTCTTTTACAAATCTTTGTGGATTTTCTCTCCAATAAGAAATCCACAATTCATATTGTTTTTGCATATGCACAGATTTAGGCAACGTATATGAACCAACATCGAAATCCTTGTATACTACTGTTTTATAGCTCATAATTCTTCGTCTTCATATTCTATGCTGTCATCTTCTGAATTATTAACTTCATTTTGTATTTTTTCAAAATCAACAGCATGTTTAGAAAGCCATTTATCATATTCTTCAGTAATCATATTGGTCTTGCCTTCCATTTTAGCCAACTGCCCCGTAATCTGCAAAGATAATTCTCTAAATTTATCCACATCTTTATACTTTTTATCTTGTGTTATTATTGGTTTTTCATTTTCTATCATTTTAGTAATAACGCCAATGGGTGGGGTCTTATCTTTTGAATTAGGGTCGATAGGGCTAATGCTTGCCTCGTCTATTAATTGGTTTCTTAATTTTATAAGTTTTTCTATGTTCCCACCAGTTTCTCTTACTCTTTTTATATCAAGGTTGGTCATAGCAATATCTTTGAAATACATTTTACCAGAATAATCTTTTGGTTCTTCATATGACTTAACCATTTCGTCATAATGATTTTCGAGGTATATATAATCTTCGATTTTCGTAGAACCGTTATTTCCCCATTTTTCTACCAACTCTTTTATTTTGGTTTGATTAAT